ATTCTAGGATAGTTGCAACAGCAGGTGATGTTACTAAGAAATTAGCGCCACCCCTTAGGGTTTTTTGATGAATCTTATTAGATACTTTTTGAAGTTTAGTTCCTAAAGTTTGGAACCACTCTCCTTGTGTATTATAATATCCACCATCAGCAACAGCTTTTCCTACGAAGGCTGTTCCAGCGGCATTAATAAATTGATTAGATGTAGCTGACCAATACTCAGTTGTTACTGCGCCATTGATTAACATATCTAAGATTTCAAGATCAATTTCCATTGATACATATTCACTTAACATTGAAGTTAATTCAGCTTCAGCGTCAATTGAGTGGTATGCATTCAAATCTTGAGCAAATTCAGGAGTCCAAACAGCTTTTAACTTTCTAGTCTTAGCTACAATTGGGTCTGATTGCATTTCAAGATTTACTTCTGGAATATTAACGTCAGTACCGTCATCGATACCTGTGTTAAAACCAGAACCAGCAAATGGATTAGAGTCTTCAAAATCGCCTCTAGTTGTATCAGTTGGTGCTTTGCTATATTTAACTGTGAATCCTCTATGAGTTCCATTAGCTAATAACGCACCTGATCCAGTTGCTACAAATACTACATTGTCACCACTAACTTTTGTAAAAGCTGGGAATATACTAATTGCAGCTGCACTTGATTGTGATGTAAGTGTAAATGATCTTACAGCTGTAAGATCTGATCCTGATAATGATGTTTTAGGTATTGTTATTGTTTTATGCTCAACAGTGTTTTTACCTAAGCTAGTTACATTAGTATCAAAATTCATAGATGCAGACGTTGCATTTGCAATTGTTACGTCTAAACCAAATCCACCAGCACCTGCAGCAGATGATGTTTCGTTGATTGAGTATCCAAATCTACCTGCACCATATAAACCACCAGAAGCTGTGTCAGCAGATGTTACACCAAACATAGAGTTGTCAGCATTTGGAGAACCAAATTTAAACTCATTTGATGTACCACCAGTTGTATTAAAGCCTGGTTGTGCGGTACCGTATTTAAAATCTAGATAAAATACAAGACCTGAAGGTAGATTCATTGGTTGTACAGAAACGAATTCTTTTGCTGCAAATTCAGCAAATATTCTTCTTACCAATGGTAAAGCTACACCAGCCCACTCTTCAGAGTTAGCAGATGTACCAGTAGATGAAGCTTCTTTCACTAATTGTCTAGCTTGATTTTCAAGCAATTGAGACATACCAGATCTTTGAGTATCTCCATCTAATCCTTCAAGAAGTCCTGTTCTTTCCCATTTTGATACTAAACCTTTAGCAGCATTTCTTTGGGAAGGATTGTTGTCTTCTAATAAAGATGAAATTTCCATTTTTATTTTTCTTTCTTGTTTAAAGCAGCCCTGCTAATTGTTTCCAACGATTAGCTAATTGGTTGCCTTCATTAATAATTTGTTTAGTTTCATTACTTGGAGCCGTAGTTCCTGAAGCTTTAGATGCGAAACTTTCTTTCACAATCTTCTTCTTTTTAACAGGAAGTTGAAAACTCTCAGCTAACGTACTAAACACTAATTTTACTTCTCTCGTATTACCAGCTCTATCAAAATTTTCGATTACTGTCATTTTTTGATTTTCTGATAATTCGAAGTTTCTGAACAATTTATTGGTATAAAGAAGTTTTGCATTTAAAAGATTAACTTCATTAATTGTGTCTTTTAAAGAATGAATTGTTTCATATGCTTCATCAAGTTCAGTTGAGATTTCTTCCATTTTGTCTTTTGGTTCTTCTTTCTCTTCTTCTTCATGTTCGCCTTCAACGATAGCGTCGTCATCTTCAGATAAAATTTCTTCGATGATTTCGTCTATGTTAAATTCTTCATTTTTCATTCCTGAAGCATCAGCCATAAGATCATTACCCTTTGAATCAGTTGAATCAGGTGCATCTGTATTGTGTGCATCTTCTTCTACTACATCTTCAGTAATTTCTTCGTCTAAGTCTTCTTCTAGTTCACGAATTATTGCTTCTAGTTCTAGGTCTTCATCCGTTGGTGCCATTGAATCAGCGTCTGCTGGATCTTCATCTGCATCATTCATATACATACCTTCCATTGACATATCGTCAGCTGGTGCTTCCATTTCTGGTGCAGGTGCTTCCATATCAATTTCTGTATCCATTTCTGGTGCAGGTGCTTCCATTTCCATTTCAGCTCCCATTCCTTCTTCGCCTTCTGGTTCATACATTACGTCATGTTCCATAGTTGGTTCTGGTGCAGGTGCTTCCATATCTTCGTCGTCTAATTCTTCAGATAACTTTGCGGATAACATACCATGAATTCTAGGTGCAAAAGCTTCTTCTAGTGCTATCTTTGCGTTTGCTAATGCCGTTTCTTTAACAGCTTTAGCATCTGCGATTGCTTCTTTAAGCAAATCAGATTTTGCCATTGTTTTCTCCTTAAATTTATGTTTTGGAAATAAGATTATTGTGAATCTTAATAAGATTATATTGTTATATGACGTTATATAGATTGATAACGTATTTTAAATAAATATAAGCGAAGTAAAAAAACAGTAAAAAAGCCCCAACATTTCTGCTAGGGCTTTTATTGCTTAAATAAATTTTAACAAAATGCTATTTAATCTTGATCATTTAATGATTGCATTCGTTGTTTGTAACTAGCTTGAATCATTTGTTGTCTTTTTGTAACACTAGGTTTAATAAATTCTTTTTTATCTTTAAGAATAGTTAATGTGTCTGCAAATTTTAATTTTCGTTTCCAATTACGTAGTGCAAAGTTTATATCTTTATCAACTACGCTTGATCCTATACTATGTCCTGGAATAATTGTTTGATGTTGTTTTAATTTTTTATTCATATATTTGGGGTTTGTTTTGTAACTTGTTTTTGTATTGGCTTTAATGTAAATGAAAATTTTTCAACTTCAGGTAATTGACTTATAAATCCCTGTATTCGTTGTGATTCTTTAGCTGGATCTTCTCCCAATCTAACATAAAAAAATCCTTTTCCATTTTCATCTTGAAATTTTGTTTTAATAACATGCATAGCTTTTTTATTTAAAAATGCTTGTATATCTGCTTTTACATTTCCAGCTGTTGCCGGATCAATTAATTTATAAAGAAATCCTCCTCTGTAGTCAGATATCTTATTTACTAAATCCGCTTCGTTTAATTGAGGTTTTATTCCAAAAAAATCGTGATACATTTTATCAAATTTTGCCATTTGTTTCCTATATATTATAATAATTATTTGTTAAAGATCCAATTATTTAATTTCAAAATATTTACTTAAACCTTGTCCTATATCTTCATATGCTGCAGACATTCTTTCTTGTAGTTGAGAAATTTCTTTAGCTGTTTTTTCAAACACTTTATATGATTCATTTAAACCTTTCATGTGTCGATTAACAGTAATACCATCAAACCAATCGCCTTCTGCTAATGTTACTTGTTGAGCCATTTCAACCATATTCTTAATACGTTCACACAATTCTTGAAGATTACCTTTACCATATACAGCTTCTCCTAATTGTGAATATTCTTTTACAGATTCAACAAATTCACGCTTTTGTTCTTTTGAGATTTGTATTGGTTCATTTTCTAATGCTTCTAATATTTCTTTTATTTTCATGATTAAATCCTACATTTTCCATCATCACATAAGATTGATGTAATAATTTCATTTACTTTTAAATAATTAGTTTTTAAATTTTTATTAACTGACTCAGTCATTGGTCTTAAAAATGCTCCATGAGTCGATGGGTTAGATACAAAGTCAAAACATATTAATTCAAAGTCTTCTTGAACTTCCACTGCAGACTCTTTATATAGTTCTTTTACTGATCCTAATCCTCTACTTGATATACCTAATGTAATGCCGGCATCAAATAAAGATTTTAATATTTGTCCGCTTGGAGTTTCTAATATTTGTACTGCGCCTTTTAAATCATCTCCATCCCACCACATTTTTAAAATGTTATGAGATACATTATTTAAATTAACAACAGAAGACTCTGGATGATCTAATTCTCCTAAAGCTCTATTTTGGTCAATATATTCTTTTTGATATTTTTGAGCTTCTCGATTAAGTATATTTTTTGGATATACTCTACCGTTTTGATTTTTAGCTCCGGCACGTTGTAATACTCCTTGTACAACTAATCCGCCTGGCACTCCAAACTGTGCGCCCAGATCTTCATTAATTTTACCAATTGGTTTGAATGGTATATATTCAACTAATAATGATTTACTCATATTATTCTCCTAAACTTCTCACTCTTTCTGAAATTTTTAATAATCTTTCTGAAATTTTATTTAATGCGGTATGAGTTGATTTTTTATATGTTGATCCAGCTATACCAGATTCATTTTTTAATCTAGATGTATATTTAACTAATTGTTCTATTTCTTGTAATTTTTTTGCTACTTCTTTAATAGTACCATTAACTGTTTGTGAAGGAGTTGATTTTGGATTGCCGGTTGAAAACTTTGAATATGATTCAATTAATTTTTCATATTTTAGATCCATTGCTTCTGAAACAGATGACCATTTATATTTTTTCTTTTTAGATCCTGGCTTTGAAAATGCATATGGTGTCTGATATCCTGCTACACCGCCGGTTGTACTCATTTCTGCTATTTCATCTTCTGTTAATTCAATGTCAGCATCTGGATTCTTTTTTTGTAATGCTGCAGCGGCGTCTGGATCTGATGTTTTTATAGTTTCGTTAGCAGCATCTTTCATATCTTCTTCAGTATCTCCATCACCATCTAAATCTAAGAAGTCAGGCTTAGCATCCTCTTTTTTCATTGCTTTTTTGATAGCTTTATCTTTGACACCCATATATTCGTCTTTAGCAGATTCTTGTTCGCCATCGCCATCCCAATCTTTTTCGTTTATTTCTTTAAACTTAGATTCTATTTCTTTTAGAAAAGATTTCATTTATTTACTTTCTTTAATTCAGTTATTAAATCATAATATCTTAATAATGATAAAACATGAGATTCTTTAACAACTTTTATGGTTTCAACATTACATAACATTTTAGATAATCCATTTATTTTAATTTTTGTTGCCTTATCTGTTACTAATGACACTTGCTCTTTTAATTCTTTTTTAATTGAAGGGATAACTTTACTAAAATATTGTTTTAATTGTTCAGTATCATTAACATATGTAATATATTGATTAAGAAGATTTTTTTGACTTTCGTTTAATCCTGAATATTTTTCATTAAATTTGTCTACTAATAATTTATATGATAATAATCTTGTATCAGTGCTTTGTGATTTATATGCTTCAATTATAGTGTCAAGTTGAGGCTTTTTTTCTTCATGTATTAATATATGCCCAACAATTTCTGTTTTACATTCTAATAACTGTTTTGGATTATCAACATCATTATATTCAAATATTTTATATATAGATGCCAATGTTTTATAGTTATTAATTCGTATTTTAGATATTTTTGTGAAATTAAAATTCTCAGAAATTTCTTTAACTAAATTATATCGTTGTCTTTTTAAGACACTTTTATTTAAATGATTATGAGCGTTTTTACATGTACGAATAAAGTCTAATACAGTAGCTTCTGATTTTAGTTGTTCTTTAATTAACGAATTATATAATTGTAATTCTTTAGATAACTCTGTATTTTTTCCAAAATACTTTTTTATAATATTAATTGTTAAAGATTTATCAGTAGTCAATGACTCAGAAGTTAATTTTCTAACTAATATTTCAAAGAGTATTGCTGTATTTTTATATTTTGAATGTTTTAAATTTTTCATTACTTTAATACATAGTCCTTTTCATATAAATATGGGTTTAATTATAAAATATTATCTTCGTCTAATAAAGAAGAAGAATTATTTATATTTTTATCAGTTTCGGTTAATATTTTTGATTTTTTTGATGTTAAGTTTTTAATTATACTAGCATTTTCCATTGCAGTTGCTTTAGTTACTTTACCCCTCATTCTAGGTTCTGGTTTAAATGTTGTATCAAAGTTTTTAGGATTAGTTCCTTGTTTTATTGTTTTTGCTCCGGTTGGATCCCATCCAAATTCATTGTTATGTTGTCCATATTTAAGTCCTTCTGGTGGGCGGCCGCCTTTATCTTTATCTTCTACATCGTCTGAACTCATATGTAATGAAGCCATATCATGTGGAGTTCCATATGACACACCTGTTATAGTTGGGTCATTTCCTTCTTGTTCAATTTGATTTTGACGGAATCTTAATTTTAGATCTTCTACTACGTTATTACGTTCTTCTAACCATTGATCTTCGGACATATTAAATATAAACTCATAAATGTATTTGTCTGATAATAGCTTAGAATCTTTCATTGAAGTTGCCAATTGAATTTTTTCATTCATTAATGCAACTTTTTGTTGATCATAAATAATTGATGGAGCTGTTAATTCTAATTCAAATCCTACTAAGTCTTCTCCTTCATATCCTTGAGAATATAAATGTATAATTCCAATTTTTACTAATTCAGATACAACAATTTTTTGAATTCGTTCAATTGTTCTAGCAAATCTAATATCCATAGAAGCCAATGTTGTTTTTCCTTCTACTCCTTCATCAAATCCTAAGAATGGCTTTGGTATCTTTAAAGCAGCCATCATTTTATTTTTTACATATTCAATATCATCAATACCAGTAAATTGCATTCCTGGTAGTGTATCTATTTGAGTTTGACTATTTCCACCTCTTACAGGTAAATAATAATCTTCTAACATATTATTTAAGTTAAATTTTAAATTATAATTTCCTGTATTTTTGTCAATGTAAGGAACTTTTTTCATTTTATTAATAATTGTTTCCATAAATGAATCTACTTCATTTGGTGGAATATTACCAATATCAATTTTAAAAATACGTTTTTCTGGTGCTCTCATTATTCTATGAATTAACATTGCATCTTCAAGCATCATTAGTTTTTGAAATTCTTGTCTAGCTCCTTCTAACATCGATCTACCATATGGTAAAAAATTTGAATCAGAAATCATTCTAAAATGTGCTATTTCAAAAACTTCATATTCATTTAATTCAGTATAAGAATGTCTAAACTTGATATTATACTCTCCAGTTTCTTCATCAAATTCTTCTAATCTTTCTATTTCATAAGCAGAAAATGGTCTAGCACTCATTATTCCAAGTCCGTCTGCAATATCTAATTTTAAATAAAAATCTCCATATTTACATAAGTTTCTAATCCATGGCCACATATTAAAGTCAATGTTTAATATGTCATAATATAAATTATGTAATATTTTTTGAATTGGAGTTTTATTTGTTTTAATTGTTAATATTTCTCCAAACTGATCTGCTAATGATGATTCATCTGAATATATATCTAATGCTGATGATATTATAGGATCTTTGTCCATCATTTCATAATCAGTATATAACTGCATACGATTTTGTTGAGCATAATGATTTGAATCATATCCGCCATATGATCCTCCTGCATGTTTTCTAGATCCATGCAATCTACTATATCTATCTGCCAATCTTGTTTGAGATAAGTTACCAGTAGATTGTAGCCTATTTGTATCAACTATTTTAAGTCGATCTTTTCCATATTTACGAACTACTACGTTAGTAGAAAATAAATTTTGTAAACGTTTTCTTAAAGACGCCATATTGTTTCTTTTTATTTATATATAAATATAACTTACTACAGAAGCCATGTTAAATTTTCATCATTTTCACCATTATTCCATTTCCATGTGTCATTTGGATTTGCAGTATTTCCGGTGTAAATTGTAGTATCTGTTTTTTGTACTTTGGATAATGCTCGTTTATTTAAGTCAATACCATGTTGTCTTAATTTTAAACTAGTATCACGTAACCATAATCCTATTGCATAAGCCATTACTAAATCATCATTATAACCTACTTGTGCTTGAGCTTTTCCATTTAACCAAACAAATACAAATAATTCTTGTATTAATCGTTTTGATTTTATTATTGGAGTTCCTTCTCGCATATACATTTCTAATGCTGATATCATTAATGGTCTAGTTCTGGATGTAGTTGAGACGCCAGGTACCATTTTAGTTTTGTCTTTGATATCATATCCTTTTAAAAGTTGAACTTCTAAATCAACATATCCATCATCTTTATATGTATAAAATATATTTTCATAATTTCTATCCAACGCTGGTTGTATAGCAGCCCATCCAATATTTGCATTTTCTATTGCTAATAATGCATTATTCCATTCAGTTGCAACAGTTACTAACATATTTCCAAAATCTTTTGGAGGTAGTTTACCTTTATATTCTGCAACTTGTGTTATTGTTTCTACATCTAAAACATGAAATGTAGACCAGTCAGCTCCATCTCCTCGAGCAACATCAGCTACAATTATATAATTTTTTGTATAGTCTGGATAGTCCCATATCCAATATCCATTATCAAAACCTCTTTTTTCAACAGGTTCTTCACATCTTGATTCAAACTCTTGTAATATTAATCCATCTACAACAGTATGACCAGAAGATATAAAATCACAATCACATTCTTGAGCTGCGCCTCTTTCACCTAATAATTTAGTTTGATCATTTCTCCATAATTGATCACGTTCAGGATGTAATTTCCAATCTAGTTTGATTGTTTGAAATCCATTAATTCCATTTTCAGCATCTGCCCATGTTTGATGAAACCAATTACCAATACCATTAGGAGTAGATAATACAATAGCTCCACCACCAGTAGATAATGTAGCTTGAGATGCTACCCATATTTCTTCAATATTTCTAATAAATGCAGCTTCGTCTACTATTAACAATGATAATGCTTCAGATCGTGCTCCGGTTGATGAACTAGAAATTGCTTTAATTTGAGAGCCATTTGCAAATTTTAATGATAATTTATTATTTGTAATAATATTAGTTTTTAACCAACTTGGCAAATTTTCATTCATTATTTGAACTTTACTTACTAAGTTTTTTGCTACATCTTGTGTTGTTGCTATAACTAAAACATTAAAATCTTCATTAAATAGCATTGACCATAATGCATATCCTGCAGATAATGTTGATATTCCTAATTGTCTAGATTTAAGAATTACATTATAACGATTTTCTTGTAATGTTGTTAATGATTCTTCTTGAAATGGAAATAAATTAAATTTAATTTTTCCTTTTGTAGGATGTTGAATATAACAATATTGACGCATAAAATAAACAGGATCTTCTGCACATTTTAAATATTGTTCTTGTACTATTTGTTTTATATTTTTTTGATCGCTCATTGAACAACTTCGACGATCATCTTTCCGGTGAACAGAGTAGTTAATATACCAGTACTAAACCATATGATTTTATGATCATACCATTTTGGTGTTAGATATTTTTCACGCTCGATATACAAATTTATATTTTCATTTAGTAAAGTCATTTTTTTGTTTGTATATATTAATTCAATGGAATCTAATCCTATAATAGTTTCTAAATCAGATATTAGTATTTCTTGTTGAGAAATTATTTCAGTATTAATAGAATCTATATAATATAAAGAATCTAAAGTTTCTGAAATATCAATAATTTCTTCACTAGTAAAACATGTATCTGCCAATTGTCCAAAATATATTAATGGCCATATAAATAATATAATAAAAATTTTTTTCATTTCCTAGTTCTTTTTCTAATATTTGCAGCTGCTGATTTTACTGTTTCTTTTTTTGTTTTTACTACTTTTGATTTTTTTGGAATTGGTTGATTTTTTAATTGTTTTGTTTTTTCAAGCTTATTTTTTGTAGTTTCAACTTTTTTCTTAGCAACAATTTTTTGTTTTTTTACTTCTTCAATTCTGCCATCTAATTTATTAATTGCAGTATTATTATCATCAATTTTCTTTTTTGCTTTATTAGCTTTTTTTGAATTACTTTTTGATAAAATAAAAAATATTCCAACTAATCCAGTTACAATACTTAATATAATTTTCCAATATTTTTTAATCATTATTTACCTTTTCTTTATGTATATCATTTAAAAAGTTCTTTTTAAATTCTGCAAATTGTTTTTCTACTTTTTCTTCAAATTCTGCAGAAGTCATTTGTGCGTCCCATGTTTCTAATAATCCGTCTGCATTAGTTACATATTGTTGTGATTCTGTATAGGCCTGTTTTAAAGCTTTAACATCTTCTTCTGCTCGTTTTAACCAAGCTTTTTTATTTTCTAAAATCTTTTTTTGTTCATATTCTTCATATTTGCCGGTAACACGAAGTTTGTGTTCCATTTCTATTACACAATCATAACACATTCCATGTATAAGTTGCATTTTTTTATCTAAATGATTATGTGTCGTTGTGCAGCAGTTCTTTCTGCAATTTGGGTATGCATTGAGTTCTTTTCTAATTTCTTGTGCTACAGAATTAGCTGGAGTTTTTACTCTAAATCCTTTTTTTTGTTCTATACGATAAAGAGTAGTTCCAATTTTTTCTTCCCAAATATCTCCAACTTCTCGACGTTTATTTTTTTCAGCTTTTTGTTTAGCATCTGAAAATCCGATTGATTTTTTAGTTTGAAACTTATGAGTTCCGGCAATCATTTCTTTGACTGCTTTTATATTTTGTAACTTTTTTGACATAATTTAATTAATTTATTTTGGCAACCGATCTATCAATTGCTCGTTTTAATAACATTAGTTTACCAATTTGTCTTTTTTTATCATCATCTGCTGTTATTTTATTAATAACTGACATAATGATTTTCATTTGTTGTACAATATTTGGTTTTTGTTCTAGAGCTTGTATAAATTTTACAATTCGATCATCCCCCGTAGGAGTATCATCAGTTGCAACAGGTTCTTCTACTGGAGCTTCTGGAGCTTCTGGAGCTTCTGCTGGAGCTTCTGGTTCTTCTGCTGCTGGTTCTTCTACTGGTGCATCTGCAGGAACAACTGGTGCATCTGGTGCTGGAGTTGGTTCTGGTGTATCAGCTACTGGCTCTTCATCTTCTTGTTCGTTAGTAATTGTATTTAACGCTTGTTCAGATAAAAATTTAGTAACTTTTCTTTTAACAATTTCACGAACTAATTTTTCTTTTTGTTCTTTTGTTAGTTTCTTTATTTGTGACATATAGCCGCCATCTTTTTTAGATAATGTATGGATTAATTCTTCTGCATCTTCTTCTTGATTTTTTACAAATACTTTTAATGTGTTAGCAGGACGCTTATCATCTCCATCTTCCATTTGTTTTGTAACATATATTCTATTAGCGTCTTTTACATCTGGTACCATTGTTTCATTATCAAGTATGTCATCATACTCTACTTTTCTATCTACATTTGGCATAGGCTCGCCTGATGCATTAGGCACCATACCTTGAACTTCTTTGTCATTAGTATAATCTTTTAAATCTTTTCTAGATTTGTGTTTTTCATTTTTTGGTTGTTTATGTTTAGCCATTTTTATATGTCCTATTATTTAATAATAAATATCATCTAGAATACTTTAACGTTCCTAATATTTGATTTA